CAGTCCTGCAGCTTGCTCGATCAGCTCTCGCGTCGGCGAGGTGATGCGCCAGGTGTCGAGGCGCTTCGGCGCGCCCTTCTCCGTCTTCTCGCCCATGCGGATGCGGCCGGCTTCGGCGAGGCGGCGTTGGAGTTCGATGAGGGGCGTAGGACTCACGCCTGCCCCGCAAACGCATCCATCTTTCTGCGGACCTCAGCGAATGGATCGTGCCGTGGGGGCACGTCAAAGGCGATGAGTGGGGCATCCCCCACCGCACCCAGCAGTTCAGCTTCCTGCCTGAGTCGCTTCGCCTCCGACTCCAAACGCATAGCGTCATGCGTGAGCTGTCGGGCTCTTCGCGTGAACTCGTCGAGGTCTGGGCGAGCGGCGAACTTCCTTCCCTTCTTCTTGAGGAAGGCTTCTATTTCGGCGTAACGCGAAACAAGAACGGGCAAGCCGAATCGCTCAAGTGCCGAGTGCATGACCGTCTGGTCTTGTGAGAGCCGGTCGGTCGGTCCCTTCAGCTCAAGGCCAAAGCCACCGCCACCAGCTTTGTCGGAGTGCAGCACCAGAAGATCAGGCCAACCCCTTCGCAAGACTGTGAAACCGCGCGACTCGAATGCAGCCGCGACTGCTGCTTCTGAAGGATTCACGCTGTCACCTTCGGAGAGATCGCCGGACCAAACACGGTCTTCGACGTCTCGGTCTGGAAGCGCGCCACCTGAATGACGTGCCGGCAGGCCTTCCATGTGCTCTCCGACGTATCGACCGGGACGACCATGTAGTCCTCGGGGCTGATGACGATGCAGACACCGCCCTCTGTCTCGGGCATCGGCTCCGCGTGCGCCTCCGGGTTGAAGACGTAGTAGCGGCGGTACTGGATCTCCTTGCGATCCGCGAGCAGGCCGACGAGCTCGGCGCGACGGTAGAGCGTGAGCTGCAGCGCGACCTCGGGGAAGGGCGGGCGCGACTTGCCCGAGTCCGGGCCGTGCGCCGTCGTCTTGATGTCCACCACGACCGTCTTGCCGTCGATCACGGCGACGCCGTCGAGCGTCCCGGCGTAGTGCATCGTCAGGTTGTAGATCGGCGCCTCAGCCATGAGGAACTCGGGCTTGAAGTCGGAGAGGAAGCGGCGATATTGCTCGACGTAGGGCTCCACCGCCGGGTCGATCTCGGGGAGCATCCCGAGCGCGTACTTCTCGGCGGCCTTGTGCACTTCCGTACCTCGAGCCGCGGCCGTACCAAGCTCGTCCCAGACCTTGCCGAGCGCCCACTTGCTCGCGCCCTCGCGATCTCCGTCCTCGACGAAGGCTCCGAGCATCTTGTAGTGGTCGAAGCACACCCCGGCCACCTGCTGCTTGTTCCAGTTGACGAGGCCGCCCGACGTGCCGAGCGCGTCCTTGATGAGCGTCGTGGCACTGACGAGCTCGACGCTCACGCCGCCGCCCTCTTCCCATGCTGTAACTCCCGATGCGCCCGAAACGCCGCCTTCCCGTCACGCACGAGGCCGCGAAAATACCAACCGCAGGCGCAGCGAGTGACGGCCAGCTGGATGTCTGCGGTGGCGAGAGCTTCTCGGCGCAGGTTGGCCTTCCAGTTCATGCGCAGGGCGCCTTCCGCGAGTACCCGAGAAGTTCGACGACGTTCGCTTCAGCCAACCCCGCCGACTCGTCGACATTGCACCGAAACGCCAGCTTGCGCTCTACGTCGCGCAGGCGAGCCTCGTGAGCGGCCATGAGCACGTCGCCCACGATCTCCTTGATCGTGACGCCCTCGAACTCCGCCGGGCCCCCGATATCAGCGATGCGCTGGAGAAGGCGTGCTGCGCGTCCGAGATTCTCGACGTAGCCGCTCATGCCACGGACCGCTCACGTAGCTGTGCGGTTTCCAACTCGCGCGCCAGCTTCCGCGCCTCCACCGGGTCTATGCCTGCGAGCAGACGGCGAACCTCCGCGTCGTTGCCGAGGGCGCTCAGCTTCTCGATCGTCGCCAGCGTGCGGAGGTAGCGGGCGGCGTGGAGACGGCGAGGAAACGTACTCAAACCAGCCACCACCCCAGGCAGATCAGCGCGAGCCAGAAGGCGGCTCCCCAGATGACGGCAGCGGCGAGAGAGGGGAGGCTCACGAGAGCACGTCTTCGCGGGACTTGAAGGCTTGCAGAGCTTCGATCAGCACGTCCACGAGCTCCACCTCACGCGGCTTCTTGAAAGGGGCTAGGTTCGAGCTCAGGGTCCAGGAACCACTCGACCTGGCGTCCGGTCGCCTCCGCAATTCGGGTCAGCATCTCCAGACGCGGACGATGGATCCCCTTTTCGAGCCTAATCAGATGATGGCGTGAACTTCCGACTGCCTCACCCAGCCGATCGAGCGAGAGATCCGCTTCTCGGCGAGCCCTCCGGATGCGGGCCGCGATCAGTTTCAGCGGGGCATCCTGAATCCGGTGGGTCATCGTCTCGCTCATCGTGCGTGACGTTTATACAACACGGTACGTCCCTTGTCAAGTCTGCGTGCCTAGCGCAGCACGAGCGGATGGCCCAGGCTTACGTCACGTGACGGCACGTGAATGCGCACCGTGGCTCGCTCGGCCTGACTTCCTCGAGCTGAGCGTCGCCGACCGCGTCCGCTACGTGCGGCGCAATCTTCGAGGTCGCGCCCAGGACGGAGGCATGACGCAGCCGGAGCTCGCAGCGGCTGTAGGCATCCGCGATTCGCGCCACCACACGATCATCAATTGGGAGAAGGGCAAGAGCGAGCCGAAGCGCTACAAGAAGTCGCTCTCTGACCTCACGCCGTATGAGCCTGATGACTTCGTTGTACAACGTGGAGCAGCGGGGGTATCACTCGAGTCGCTCGATGCCCGCCTTGATCACTCGAAGGTCAGGTCGGACAGGCTGTCGTGCTGATGGAGGAGGCTCTCCAGCTTCTGCGCGCATCTCCGCAACGAGTAGCTCCAGCCGTTCGAGTGCGGCGGAAAGCGGGCTGACGGTGACTTCTTCCTGCGAAGTACCCATCCCCGATCGGCCTCACCGCGGGACCGATTCGCGGAGCCTAGAGAGTGGGGCGGATGGAACCCGCGCGCTGCCTCTCCGAGCCAGCGACCATCGCGCCGACGGGCTAGCTCAGAATCCTGAGCGCCTCTCCCACCGGACACCCCCGCCTCAGGAGCTCCACCGCGTCGTGCAGGTCGACGTCTGCATTCTCGGCCAGGCGCACCGCCATCTCGTCGGGGTAGCCCGCTCGAATCAGGCAGTCGAAGCGCCACACGAGCACGCTCCACTCGACGATCGGAGGGGCCGTCTCGTCTCCGGGGTCACAATCGGTGAGGAAGCGGGGAGGTACGCCAGCCATCATCACGCGGACTTCACCGCATCCCGGATCTCGGTCAGGACGCCGACCATGCGCTCGTGGCGAATGCCCGCGGTGCGTTCATGGTCCTCGATCACACGCAGCACCGCTCCCTGGTCTCGCTGCGAGAGATCCGAGACCTGTGTGCGCAGACCGGCGAGCTCGCTCTCGAGCCGGGAGAGCTCCGACTTCAGGCGCAGGACGGCGTCGTCGAGCTCCTTGTTGCGGCGGACGAGATCTTCGTTCTCCGAGCGCAGCGTCCGGCTCGAGCGACTCACTCCCAGAGCGTCGAGCACGAGCTGCACGACATAGCCGATCGCGGCGAAGAGGATCGCGATCTCGACGATCCCAACCTGGGTGACGAAGCCTGCGATCAACGCACGCCGCTCACATGCGCGTGGTTAAGATGACCCCCCGCCGTATACGCGTGGAGGCCGAGCGCGCGACTCCAAATCTTGTCGCCGAGGATGACATAGGAGACCTCCTGGCGGCCGATCATGCGATCGAAGAATGCCCTCCCGGTGGGGTTGGAATAGCCCGTGTCCGGCTCGATCCCGAGGTCAAAGGCCAGCGCCGGATAGACGGCGTGGTCGGAGGGAGACCCACTGGGGAGCCGTGAGGCCGGGTTGTATGTGCCGAGATCGGACAGGCCCATGTTCCGCCCGATCGAGTACGCCTCCCACAACGAGGAGTGCAGGGAGTCGAAGCCCTGGTTGGGCTCGACGATCTTCGCCTTCTCGGGTGGAAGCTCGAAGCGCGCGTACAGCGCCTTCGCCCTCGCGTCCATATACGGCTCGAGCGCGTTGAGGGTGGCCTGCCCGAAGTGGCCGGTGGCCTTGATCCCGTTGAGCTTCTGGAACACCTTGACGGCGTCGACAGTCTTCGCGTTGTAGGCATCATCGAAGCCGTTGGCCGGGCGAGGGAAGAAATCGTCCTCGACCTTCGACAGGCCACGTTTGACAGCGACGACGTCGGAGCCGCGCGACGGCCCCTGCGCGTGGTCAGGCCCGTACAGAGGCCGCTTCAGCTTCACGGCCTTGCCTATCGGTTCAGGCTAGGCGGGCTTCGGGGCGTTCGAGATCCCGTACACGCCGCCAGCTGAGACGAGCGCCGCGAGCACGATCGTGACCCACTGGCCGGCCGTGACGGCGTCGAAGCCCACGTCGCCGACGAGCACCGCGGCGAGCGAGCCGAGACCTGCGATGGCGCCTGCGTAAATGGCTTTCGCTACCTGTTTCATATGCCCGGCCTATCGGCGGGCTCAGGCACTCGAGCGGTAGTAGCCGTCGCCGGGGTTCCAGAGGATGTTCGCACCCGACGGGACGATCGCCGCGCCCGAGATGAGCATGTCGTGAGCGGTGACGGGGACGATGTTCGCGTCCGTGCCGGAGGTCGTGTCCGAGTCGTAGCAGACGAGGAGCTTGCGCCAGGCATCGCCGGCGGCGACCGACGTCCACGTCTGCGTCCCGAACGTGAGCGTCACGCGATCGTTCGTGTCGTCGACGGTGCCTGCGGCAATGTCCGCGTCGGTCAGCGTCTTTCGCGCGTAGTTCGTGTTCGTTGCCTCGTCATTCGCGGCGGCGAGGATCGCCGAGAGCGTGTCGTAGTCGCGCAGTACGTCATCGGATTCGAGCGCAGCCTCCCGGAGGACGACGAGGATGAGCGCGGAGTTCGCAGGATCATTGCCGTCAACGCGGGCGTGGTACTCGGCGGCCTTGCCGCGCGAGATGTTGAAGACGAAGCCGGCCATCTACTCGACCGCCGGCGAGCCCGTCGCCGTCACGTTCACGACCGGGACGACCTTGCCGCCGAGCGCCGTCTCGATCTCCGCGGCCGGTGAGCCGACAGCGACGAGTGGCTGCCCGGTGTTCGTGACGGTTCCGGGGAGGGCTTGCTCGGGCACGGCTCGCCTATCGGTTCAGAACCAGAACGTCCCCAGCGCATCTCCCGCCGACGCGCCGTGATAGACGACCTCAAGCACGCCGTCGATGACCGTCTGATCGCTTGCGTGCTCGTGACAGACCTGGATGTCGAAATCGAAGTCGGACGTCGTGACGATCCGGGCCGTGAAGCAGAACGTGTGAAAGACGTCACCGCGCTCGAGCCCGCTGGCACCGTAGGGGTCCTTCCACCACGACGACGGAAACCAGCCGAAGCCGCCGGCGTTGACGAGGATCATGCGCCCGGCGTTGAACTCGGGGTCCCACTTGATTCCGATGCGGAACTCGTACTCTCCGAGCGACCCGGATCCCTGACTCTCGATCCGCGTCGTATTCGCGTCGGGCGCCGAGAAGTACGTTCCTGCCTCCGTCGTGTTGGTCGTATCCCAGTCGAGAGATTCACCCGCACCGTTCGCAGTGATGACCTCAGAAGTGGTGAGCCGGCGGAAGATGTATGGGCGCGTCCCGCCGGCGGCGGTAACGGGCGCGGGTCTGCGCGCCAGCGCCTCGATCTTGCGCCCGTGCGTGTTCGCGCTCCGCGCTGGTGTCTCGCGTCCGACGGGAGCGCTCACGGCAGGTCTCCGTCCATGGTCGCCATGACGGGCGGACGTCCAGCCATGCCCTTGCCGATCGGCGGCCCGAGCTCGATCGGGCCTCGCGCGGAAAACCGGTAGCTGTACTCCTGGACGCGCTGCGTGCCGGAGAACCCGCCTGCAAAGCTCGTCCCTGCGGCGACGTGGATCTTGTCGCCGGTGCGAAACGCTGGGGCGATTCCGCGATCAGGTGTGATCGAGACGAGCGTCTTGCCACGGACGCGCATCGACGTGAGCATCTGCCAGCGCAGTCGAGTGAGATTTCGCATGGCGTCGGCCTCGGCGTCGTTCGCGGAGTCGTCGATGTCGACGACCATGCGCTCGTAATGCAGAGCGCGTGATGCCGCGACGAGCGCCAGGATCGCCGACTGAGGAGGATCGGGGAGCCCGCCGTCGGTTCCGGTGACGTTGAAGCGCCAGTGCTGGTCACCGGCCGGATCGCTGGTCGACTTCACACGAGGGCCGCCGTAGATCCACAGCTTGTTCATGAGGTCGCGATAGTCGCGCTCGCGTTGGCACGCCCGGGCGTTGTAGAGACCAGTCGCGAACTCGAACTTGACTGAGCCCGAGAGGTCGTCTCCGAAGAGACCGTTGTACGCGGAGATCTCGGCCATGTTGTCGCCAGACTCGATCGGGCGCTCGACGATGTCGCACTGCCCGGTCGAGGCGAGACGACCGAACATCTCGGCGAGTGTCATCGGCCAGTCAGTCGGCGCGCCGGTCATGTCCGGACCACCCGTCTCGAACGTGCCGAGAACGATGCCCATCGGGCCCTCGCCGAGCGCCGGGTCGCCGGCGACCATCGAGTTCGTCAGAGCGGATTCGACGATCTGCGGGCCGGTGACGTTGTCGGCGATGATCGAGGGCTTCGAGAAGTCTCCGTCAGGGTCGCGCACCACGCGAAACTCGAAGATCTCGCTCGCCGAGGCGAACGTCGCGGCACGGTAGCCGGAGCGCTCGTCGGCCTGGTCGTCAACGTCGACGCACTTGCCGTGGAAGTCGAGAGTGGCGTTATCGGGGTAGATCTTGAGCCGTGCTGCTTCCCAGTCGCCCGAGACTCGATCGAGAGGCACGCGGATCGTCGCGAAGGACGGACGCTGCCACTGATGCGTGACCGACGCGTCCTGGACGAACTGCGTGACGTCGACGTCGGAGCCACCCGCCTCCTTGAGAACCGCCGTCGCCATCTACGCGGGCATGATCGACTCGGAGACGAACCCGAAGATGAAGCCCTTGAGATCGCCGTCGAGCGGGGGAAACGTCGGCAGGATGTTGCAGCGACCCACGATCGCCGCGCCCGATCCGAAGTTCAATGTGCTGTTCGCGCGGAGCGCAGAGCGGGCCTTCGCCATCATGTCGCTCATCAGGGCGTCGGCTCCCGTGATCCCAGTCGTGTCCGTGCGCGCGAGGATCACCCCGGCGGGAACGAGGAGCGCACCGTTTTCGTAGAAGGAGTGCACGAGCGAGCCATCGGTCTGCCCCTTCGGGTCGACCGCGCCCTCAGCCTCGCCGGCGCCGAGCGGACCCGAGCGACGTGGATCCACGAAGTACGTGTCTCCCGTCGCCTCGTTGAAGGTCAGCGTCCCGGCAGGTGTCACCCAGGTCGTCAGATCTGACCAGCGGAGCGCGGCCGCCATTAGAAGCCGACTCCCCAGCCAGCGGCGGCCAGCTCGGCAGACGCGAGCTGGGCGCCGGGATGCCAGGCCCCCTCGACGAGCCGATGCAGCGTGGCGTTCTGATCGCGCAGGAGTGATGTCTGCACGTGTGATTGAGTTGCGATCTGGCCGCTATCGGATTGGAAGTTCGAGCCGTACTGGCCGATCTCACCAGTCAGCTTCGAGAGGAACTCGAACTGCATCGAGCGCACCTGCTCTTCGGTGATGCCACCGCCCGGCTTGCCCTTCGTGCCCTTGCCGGCGCCCTTGGCCGGAGTGCCGCTTTCACGTAGCGGCCGCACGGTGGCGACCCTGTGCGCGCTCGCCCGCTTGCCGTAGAAGTCGTCGAGACGCTTCTGCCTCGCCTCGGCGGCCTCGCGCAGCTTCTCCCGTCGCTCCCTCGCCTTCTCGCGCTGATCGGCGAGCTTCTGCTCGCCCTCTGAGACGATCGCGTCGATGGCCGACTGCTCGGAGGCGAGCTGGCCGTAGAGCCCGCGCAGCGTCTCCTTCTGCTTCGCGCTCAGGTTCTTGCGGGCCTCGAGCGCGTCGGCCTGGCGCTGGTAGCGGGCGAGCAACTCGCGGTGCAGGCGGAGATCATCGGCCGTGGATGCCGTCGTGCCGGCGCGGGCGAGGTCGAGGGTGATGTCGGCGATGGTGCGGCGGGGTCGCGTTCGACTCGTTCCACCGTCCTGATCCTGCCCGGCGCTCGGACCACGTGGACTGCCACCGCGGCTCTTCCGCGGAGCCTCTGCTCCGGGAATCGCGCTTCGGAGCTTGGCCGCTTCCTTTGCCGTGATGAGCCCGCGGTCCTCGAGCTTGTCGATGGTGGCGACCGGAAGCCGGCCATCGCGCGCCTGCCGCATGAGCCCTTTAAAGTCATCGACCGTCGTAATCGTCCCCGGCTTGCCGCCGCCGCTCGGAATCACGTCTGGTATGGACAGAGCGAGCGAGATCGCGATCGGCCCTAGGCCGGCTAGGCCGAGCAGCCCCGCCCGGAGGCCGGCTACCTTTCCGCTCGCTCCGGTTGCGGCCGTTCCGATGCCTCCGAGTGCGCCGACAGAGGTCGCCTCTGCACGAACCGCGGACGCACCGACAAGCCCGAAGCCTGCAGCGAGGCCTCTTAGTCCTCCAAGCGCCATTTGTGACTTGCGAAGAATCCCGAGGATGAGCACGGTTTCGATGACACGATCAAGACCGCCGAGAGCTTTGGAGACACCTTGGACAATAGGTGCAAGACGATCCATGACCGCGACAAACCCCTTCACAACCGACTCGCCCGTCTTCACGGCCTCGTTCACCCGCCGCTGCAGCTCCTCCTGATGCTCGGCGGTGTCGAGCCACTTGGTCAGCTTGTCCGTGTACTCGGTGACGGTCGGCGAGAGCCCGCGCCCGAGCGCTTCGCGCAGGTTCTCGATCGCGACCCGCTGCCGGTCTGAGGCCGCGATCCCCGTCGTCGAAGCCTTCTCTGCGGCCTGCCCGTATTGCTTGGTCAGGAGCGTGATGAGCTCGATGCCGGTCGAGCCGGCCTTGGCGTCGATACCGATACGGCGCAGCGCCCCGGCCTGGCCGAGACTGGCCTTGACGACGAGCTTGGCTGCCGACTCGAGATCCATGTACCGCCCGCGCGAGATGTCGGCTGCGAGCGCGTTTCGGCGCAATGCTTCGTCGACGTCCTTCGTTCCACGGACGAAGAGCTGGAACGTCTTCAGCAGCTCCTCGTCGTCGAAGCCGAGCGCGGATTGCGCTTTGATGACGGTCTCAATCCGCTTTCCATACTTCTCCCACGAAAGCCCTGCTGCCTCGAGCGCTACCTGCGTCTGACCGAGGACGAGCTCCTCTTCTCGGGCGGCGGCGAGCGAGGACTTGATCGCGAAGAGCACACCTGCTCCGCCGAGGAAGGCACTCGCGTAACCGATGGCAGAGGCGCGCAGTCTTCCCATGCTCCGTTGCTGCCGATCCTGCGAGCGAGCGAGCGCGTCCGTCTCGCCCCGAAGCGCACGCTCGGCGTTTCGCACCTGCAGCTCGGCGCTGGCCTGCGCGCGGTATGCCGCGGGCCCCTTCTGCAGCGAACGGCGCAGCTTGTCCTGGGCGAGCTCGAGGCGGATCGCCTCGTCGCTCATTCCGCGAGTTGAGTTGCGATATGAGGCCTCAGCGGCAGCGTTGTCATTCTTGAACTCGGCGAGTCCAACGGCCTCGTAACTGACGCGCGCGACGCCGGCGAGGTTGCTACTTCCGAGCGGCATCAGCTACGCCCTCTCAGCGTGAGGGTGTCCGTGGCGGTCATGCGGCCCACGCCGCCCAGTTCGAACTCCCGACGTCGTCACCGCTGAAGATCGAGAACGTCCCGTCGATGTAGCCGTACCACTCAGGCTTCGCGTCGCCGTAGGCTTGGATCGTGACGCCCACGTACGTAAATCCCTTGTCGCGCGCATGAGCGACACACTGAGCCTGGATCGTCTCGAGCTCGGCGGGGTCGCGGCGCATATCCGTAGGGAAGATTTGGAGCAGCACCGGATAGTCGCCGAGCGGGTTGTAGTCAACGTCGTTGTAGACCCATCCGACCGTCGAGATCGCGACGTCGAGAGCGTTCGACTGCAGCGTGTAATCAGGGAGCATGGCAGCGACGCGAGCGGGTGAGAGCACGTCCTTGAACTCGTCCTCGATGTTCAAGATCACCTTGGACGCGAACGCATCGGCCGTCTCGAGCAGGTCGTGGCAATCGGAGAGCGTTCGGCATCTCGCCCAGGGCAGGACTTCGACATTCGCCGCCTTTGCGCGCTCACGAACCACGCGCCAGTCGTCCCAGTGTTGGCCGTCGCCGACGTTGAGGGCGAGCCACTTCATGCCGGCAGCCGCCATCTCGGAGACGTCCTCGACGCCGCCCCGCGGGTTGCGCAGGAAGGACCCGCTGGCGCTCGTCAGAAAGGGCGCGATGAGATGTCCTTCCTCAGCTTGTCGAGTTCCGTCCGCAGCCGGTTTACTTCCGCGATCATCGATTCGAGCGTCGTTGCACGTCTGGCCCACGCCGTCAGATCCTTGCCGTCCGGCCTCTTCGGATGGAAGGTATGTTCCCAGGACGCGGCCGCTCGGATGCCGTCAGGGAGGATCACGACGCCGCCCTTGCGTTCAGCGTCGCTCTAGCGGCCTCGCAGCGTGAGTGCAGGTTCAGCATCAACCTCCGCCTCCCGTGGCCGCAGCGAGCGCCTGAGCGCTACGGTGCTCGGCGTCAGCCCAGGCCGCTCGATCGCGCGTAGCCTTCTCGACCAGAGCGTCGCGGTAGGCGAGCACCGCCTCCTCGACGAGCATCAGTCCGACCTCGTCGACGAACGTCTCGGAGCAGCACTCACACGTCACCTGCGTCAGGGTCGGGAACGTCTCCCGCAGGCTCCGCTCCGTTGTCTCCGCCAGCGCCAGTCCCCGCTGTGCTCTGTGGCTGACGACGAAAGGTGGCCCACTCGTCCAGGACGATGATCGGCAGCGTGTTTCCGGCGGCGTCGACGTTTCTCAGGCGCTCGGCGAACTCGAGGAGCATCCGGATGTCGAGCTCGTGGAACATCCCGGAGGCAACCTCTTCCGGCGTCACCTCGGGCTCGACGAGCATCTCGGCGATCAGGTGCGGCGTTAGGTCGGTGCCCGCCTGGATCATGTTCGAGAGCGTCTCCTGTCCCGGACCGCGCAGAGCCGCGGCGATCACGAGCTCGCGCATCAGCTCGTCCGTGCCGTCGGGATGAGAGCTGAAGATGATCGCCGCCTCGCGCAGGTTCTCGGGCAGACGACCGGAGCGAAGGAGAGCCGCAGAGTCCGGGATGCGGAAGCGGACGACCTTCTTCGTGGGCAGGACTGCCAGGTGCGGACCGGCGTCGTTCGCCTGAGCCCAGGCGGTCTTACTAGTGGGTCTGAGAGAGCGCTTTGCGGTGGTCATCCCTGGGCCTCCTTGGCGTGGGGAGTACGGATTCGATCTCGGCGATCAGTGCCTCGACGCGTTGCTCGGAGTCGAAGTAGGCGGCCGCGAGCGTCTTCGTCTGATTGCGCAGCTGTCGGGTGATGACGCGCGCGTGGTAGAGCTCTTCGCGGGCTGACTCGAGCAGTGACTCCGCATCACGCGCCACCGGCCTAGGTCGGGCTCGTGGTGCTCAGGGCGAGCGCGTTCTTCGTGATGATTTCCATGTTGTCCGCCCAGACCGCCTGGCGCTTCGTCGAGAACGAGAGCGTCTCCAAGATCGGAGCGCCGTCGACGTTGACGGGCACTGTGATCGCGGTGTACTCGATGCCGTTCGAGTCGAAGACAACCTGGAGAGTCGCGCTCTCGGCGATCTTGATGTTGAGCGCCTCGGTGAAGATCGTTGTCGTGAGCACAGTCGAGGAGGCGGCGCCACCGTGGAACTTGCGGTAGTCACCATCCGAGACGTAGATGCGACGGAAAGTCCCCGAAGCGTCGTACTGTCCCGCAACGGAGTCGAAGGCCGCGAGCCCGAGATCGCCGCGTAGGATCGAGACGTTGCGGTTGATGTCGATTGACCAGGCGTCGTGTGTGCCGGGCGCCGAGCCACCGATCGTGACCGTGACGAGTGGGTAGGAATACTTGAGATCGGTCGCAGGCGCGGCCGGTGCGACGGGCTCAGTGACTCCGAGCGTCGCCGTGAGCGCAATCGCCTCGATCGAGTACGCCACGCCTTGCAGCGCTTCGCCGGAGGCCGAGAGACGGGAGATCCGCGAGTCGTCGAAGCGAGTGGTCTGAAGGCCGGGGATGACGTCCCAGAGCGTCAGGTAGGGCAGCGCCTTGGACGGCGACGCCGTGTGCGTGAAGGGGCCTGCGCCCGAATCCACGTTCGTGCCCTGCACCGCTCGCCCGAGGAACGCGAACTCACTTGCGCGCATCCAGCCCGACCAGCCGCCCTTCGGATCGGCGCCGACGACGTTGTTGTCGGGACGCTGCGCGGAGGCGTCTGTCTCGGGAAGCTGGATCAGGATCCGATCGGGGTTGATCGCCGCGTCCCCGTTGACGCGGAAGACGTGCGTCGGCGTGGCGGCGACTGCGCCCTTGGCCGTCTGGATGGCGGCGTAGATGAGGCGGGTGTTGCCAGCTTCCGCCACTACTCAGCGCCCCCCTTCTTTGCCTTGACTTCGCCGAGGTCGACGAGGAACGCCAGATCGCGGATGCCGATGTAAACCTGGCGATCGGTCGTCTCGAAGCGAGGATTCTCGGAGGAGAGTTCGATCTCCTCGCCGCCCGCGTTGAACTGGGCGGCGTTGAGATCCTTCGCGAGCTCGACCGCGTACACGGGATCGGCAGCCATCGACGCCGCCTATCGGCAGGGATCAACCGCCGCGGGCTGTGCGGTTGCGCGCCCAGACGGTCAGCGTCGCCTGCACATACTGCGCGGGGTCATTCTTCACGACCTCAGTGACCGTGAAGTAATCTCCCCAGCCCGTCAGGTTGAGACCCGAGTTCGTCTGCAGCTGACTCCGAACGAGGTTCGCGGCGAGCGCGTCCTCGAGGATCTCGAACGTTCGCTCGAGGTCGGCGTTCACCTGATCGCGAGGGCTCTGCCCGCCCTGGTCCTGCTTGAAGAGACGAAAGACGCGCACCTGGAAGAACGCCTCCTCGTTGTTACCGTCTTGTCCCTGCGGGCGCTTCCCCTCGAACCAGACGCAGCCGATGTCGCGATCACCTGCCGGGCCCTCGATGACACCACCTTCGAACGCGATCGGGAGCCCGGCGGCCTTGAAGTGCTTCGCGAGCGCGATCTGCAGCGCGCGGCGGAAGGTCGTACGCAGGCCCTCAGATGCCACGAGCGATCTCCCGGCGCAGTGCGGCTACTCCCGCGCGACGCCCCGCATCGAGGAATCCGAGCGGCTCGATGCCGGTGCCCGGAGCACGCGTGCGCTTCGTGCGTGGCGGTCGTTTGAGTGCCTTCTTGCGGTTGCCGAGCGTGCCGTAGTTCTGCATCCAGGCGTACAGGACGGGAGACACGAACGAGGCTTCCCAGCCGTCGACCGTGCCCCTGGCAGGTTCGACCTGGATTGCAGCCATCCGCCCGGACTTCGAGCGCGACGAGGCGACTTGCGCGGCGACATGTGCACCTTCGCGTGCGGCCATCTCGACGGCGCGCTTCGCGGCCGCGTTCACGTCAGCCGTGATCCGGTCGAACGAGGTGGTAACGTCGACTCGGGACTTGACTAGCGGCATCAGGGCAACCGGCGATATGGGTGCAGTCGGTGGCGCACGGCTGGCGGCATTCCCGCTCGAGCCGCTGTGAAGTCGACCTCCGGCGTAACGACGTAACCGCTCATCGCGTTCGAGGAGAAGGAGCCGGGGTTCTTCACGATGTTGTCGATCCACTGCAGGCAGGCGCTCTGCACATCATCGGGGACTGCGGCCATGCCCCAGAAGCCGGTGACGGTAGCTTCCCACTCAAAGCCGGGCTGCTCCTCGGCAGCCGTCAGCTCGACGGTGAGGATCTCGAGGTAGGTGCCGCCGAGAGCGCCGCCGACTGGACGGAGCCGGTACTCGTCAGCCGTGAGCGTCTGCTGCGAAGGGGAGGGCAAATCGGTATAGAGCTTGACTACGGTCTCCGAACGCAGGTCGTAGGGAGCGAGGTCAATCCAGCCGACGTCCGCGCCGTTGACCATCTTCCGGCGCAGCGGGAACGTTCGCATTGGGGTTCCAGAGACGATGGCGAACTCGCGCTCGCAGTGCGTCTCGATCGAGGACGAGACGAGGTTTACTGCGTCGATCAGGATCTCGTCGCGGCTCGTGTCGTCCTCGTCGCGGTAGACGTAGCGGCGCGCATCCTCGATCGAGACGAGCGCACGCGCAGTTAGGGTGGCGACGCTCATGCTGCGAGCGCCTCCGACTCGTCGATCTCGAAGGTGACGCGGCCGGAGCCATACGCGGTTCCTGTCCCTTGAGCATGTACCCACCAGCGCCCGACAGCGGGAGTGAGGGTGAGCTCGTAGATGCCGGTCGAGACCTTTGTCGCCTCGGGGCTCGCGGGATAGGTGTAATCCGTCTTCGCCGCGCCGCGCGACCTCGCGCTGAAAACGACGGTCGTCGGATCGGTGAGCGTGTCGTAGTTGCCCGACGCCGGCACGCTCTCCGTCTTCCAGGTCGCCCGGGTGATGATCTTGTTGCCCCGCACGAAGACCTCGATCTCAGCCACGTGAGCGCCTATCGGTTCAGTCGCACTCGATGGTGTCGAGATCCACTTCCGCGGCGGCTCGCACACCGAGACTGATCTCCGCGATCACCCGCTCGTCGGCAGTGGCTTGCGTTGCTTCACGGCTGGACGTCGACGTGCCCACTAAATACCGCGGAATGACGAGTGTCATCGACAGGAGGCGAATCGACATCTCGACACACGCGGTCTTCGCCGCAGCAATCTTCTGAGCGACGAGCGATGCCGTCGAGGTGACGGTGGCGGTGAGTCTTTTGCCGACGCTCTTGGTGATCGAGGCCGTCGAGGTGGCCGTCGCGCTCAAAATCTTCCCGGCGCTCCGCGCCATCGTCGCGGTGGTCGTAGCCGTCGCGCTAACGAGCTTCCCGACCGAGCGGGTCATGCTCGCAGTCGACGTCGACGTCGCACTCAGGGTTTTCCCAGCCGACTTCACGATCGAGGCCGTGGTCGTGGCCGTCGCCGCGACCGCCTTGCCGATCGATCTGACGATGCTGACGGCCGTCGTAACCGTCGCCGTCAATGCCTGGTTGAAGATCGTCCCGGTAGGCGACTCGCCTGCCGGCGTGATTGGCGGACCCTGACGCGAGAGCTTGAGCTTCATGAGAAGCGGCCGGGGAATCGCGGAGACGAACCCCTGGACGAACTGCGCGACGATCGAGGCCGTCGAGGTGGCCGTCGCGCTCAGTGTCAGGCCCACCGACTTGACGATTGAAGCCGTCGTCGTCGCAGTGGCGGACAGCGTCTTACCGACGCTCCGCGTCATGGTCGCCGTGGTCGTGGTCGTGGCGGACACGACCTTGCCCACCGACCTCGTGATCGTCGCCGTCGTGGTGACGGTCGCTGACATCAGGACGGACACGATCTTGGCGGCGACGAGCGCGGCCGTGCTCGTCGCCGTCGCAGTCAGGGTCTTTCCCACGCTCTTGACGATCGAGGCCGTCGAGGTCGCGGTGGCCGAGACCTGCTTACCGACCTGCCGCACCATCGAAGCGGTCGTGGTCGCAGTGGCGGACAGCGTCTTACCGACCGACCTCGTGATCGAGGCAACCGTTGTAACAACTGCGGTGAGGACCTTGGCAGTTGTTACGCCGCTGACCACTTGGAACATCAGCGGCTCGCCTCGGCGGTAGTAGTCGAAGCCAGCCTCGTCGACCTTGCCCTTGATCGACCCGAGCGGCTCACCTCGCCGGTAGTTGTCAAAGCCCGAGGGATCGGCGGGCATCTCAGGCTACCGCGAAATCGTCAGCAAAAGCCTTCCCCGCGCCGTTCGTATCGTTCGAGATGAGCCGCGCCGTGACGATGCCCACGGCCGTCGGGGTGAAGGTGTAGGAGAGCTGCTCCCAGGTTCCCGAAGGGCCGATCATCGGCTTGTACTCCGAAGGCACCCCGCTCTCCGAGCTTCCGAGGATCTGGAGCTGCGGGCGCGGTCCGGCGTAGGTCGCATCGAAGCGCATGTAGACCGAGACGGTCGTCGCGCTAGCGGCTACCGGGATGTCGAAGTCGTGGTAGCCGGGGCCGGTGATCGAGAGGGCGTTCGCCCCGGTGCGGACGGTGACCGTCTCGCGTGCCCAGGTGTTCGCGCGCTCCATCGGTCCGACGGCAGACTGGGGCCGAGTCGGTCGCGCGGAGCCGAGAAGATCATCGCCGGGCATGTTCCCCGTTGCGCCGAAGTCGGAGACGGGACTGTTCTCCGCGGGCTCGAGGAAGGCGCGAGCTCGCCGACCGGCTGCAATAGCTTGCCCGATCTCAAGCCTGAGCGAGTAAGCAGTAATCGAAGAGGGACTTACGACCACATTCGTTCGCGGTGTGTTCGCCTGAAAAGCGTTGTTGTTTTCGACGATCTGCCCTGCGGTCGTCGCAGTGAGGGCCGTTCCCCCAGTTATGAGGATGCAGTTCTCGACCACACACGGAATCGTGATCGACAGGTTTGCGTCTGCGGTCACGACGCAGCCCATTCCGAGAAGCGTGCAGTTGAAAACTCGTACACCGCCGCCGAGTCCGCTTCCTGCTCCTGTCGAGGCGACATATACAACGTGTGTGCCTCCTCCGATCATCCAACAGTTGCGGACGGAGATGCTTGCGTCATAGTCGCTGGTGTGGCGCGTGAGTACCGCCTGGAAAAGCCCGTAGCCACTGTTCGCCATCGCGCCCAGAAATGAGCATCTTTCGACAAGCCAGTTAGCGGGAACACCGGCAGCGACAAGCACCTTAACTTGAGGACTGGCTACTCCCCCAAACAAGAAAGCGCAATCGCTGATCGTGATATTGGTACTCGCCAAAACGTCGCCACGAATCCACTGGGGAGCGGTGATACCCGCCACGAAGCTGAGCCGTTGAAGCGTGAGAAAGTTCTTACCGTTCAGATCGAGCGGTCTGGCCCCCGCCGCGGTTTTGTCATCCGTCGTAAAAGGTGTCCACACAATCTCACCCGAGTCGCCCGTCATGCGCCCGTCGACGTCGCCATTGACCTGAAGCTCGAAGGTCGGCGTCACGGAAACCGTGACGACCTCGCGGTACGTCCCAGCACCGATCCAGATGCGATCCCCACCGAGCACGGCAGCATTCGCGTTGGCGAGCAGCGCACCGATCGTCAGCACCGCCCCGCCCAGGTTCCAGGTCAGCGAGGAGCCCGACGAAGGCGAGCCCGAGAGCGTGACCGTGGTCGAGTTCGTGAAGCCGACGATCCGGTAGCGCCCCTTGGTGACGATGTTGATGAGCTTGTTGACATCGCCTGCCACGAACGCGCCGGTCGCTGCCGTGAAGGTTGTGGTGCCGTTCGTGACTCCGTCGGCGCCCGTGCGCTCCGGGGACGTCGTAGAACTCGATCCGCCGTTGTTGTCCGAGCCCGTCTTGCGGACGAAGAGGTCCTTGACGGTCTTCGGTGTCTGCGGGCCGGAGAAGACCGAGCCAATGGTGGGCGTCGGGACGCCAGCTTGGCGATGGTGAGTCGTTGGGACGGAGGCGATGACGCGCGGCATAGCCGCTTCCCCTTAGGCCAGCGACTCGAGGATGCGAAGGTGGTTCGTGAGCTGCGTCGTGGCCGTTGCGACCGAGAAGGTCGCGCACACCGAGAGCAGCTTCGCGGTCGTGGTGTCGAGCGAGGAGACGACAGCGGGCGCGTTGGTCGGGATGACGCTCATGTCCATGTACGACTTCACGTTCGAGAGAGCATCATCAAACAGGTCGTTGATGAACATGCGCCCCATCGTGAAAGCCGAGCCCGTGGCTCCGATCGTGCGCCACACCGTCACGAACTCGACAAACCCGGAGCGTGTCGTCTGCGCGCCCGTGGGGTCGGGAGCCAACGCGCCCGAGGTCGCGAGCACCGTGCCAGCCTGCCCACCCCAGCGCAGGTCAAGCGTCAGTGTTCCCGGGGTCGTGATGACGAAGGAGACGTCGAAGTAGGCGGTTGTCCTGAGAACCGCGCCAGGATGGATCAATGGGTCGTTGGCCGCGAACTGGTAATCAGGACAGATGATCGTCCTCGTCGTCGTGTTGAGAATCTGGGTTCCGTCCGCGAGGTCCGCCGCGAGAAGTTGATGGTAAGGCTGGATGGGCACTTAGAGCACTCCTTTCACAAGCCGAAGCGGAACTCGAGGATCTGGCGCACGATCATCTCGACGAGTCGGTCCTGCTGTGCATTCGTCAGTTGGCCGAGCACGTTGGGGAAGGTGACGGTATTGCCGCCCGTGAAGTCCTGAAGGACGAGCCCCTGGTTCTTCGAGTCGACGATCTTCCCCGAGATCGTCCAGCGCGGGACGCTCATGCTCGCGGGAGCGATGCGGGTGACTGAGAACTCGAGGAGGTCGGGCATATCTTTAGTTCAGAGCTTCGAGGTAGAGCGCGTGAGCCTGAATCGTCTCCGTGGTCGAACCGGACCGGGCGATCTGGAAGGTGAGCCCCTGCGCTGCCGTCGAGTCGAACGCAACCGTCGCGGCGGCAGAGTCGGGGATCAACCCGGCGTAGTACGTCGTCGCGTTCAGCAAGTTCAGGTTCGGGGTGACCAGGCCGACGACCATCGCCGCCCCCGCCGTGCCTGCTGAGCGACATGTCGCCATGCCCTCGGCCCTCACCATCAGGTTGGTCTGCGACGCCTTGGCCGCAATCGCGGCGGAGCTCGTCAGCCGGGTGTTGTCCGCGTTCGACAGGCCGAAGCTCCACGTCCAGTTGCCCGGGGTCGCGCCGGTCGTCATGCGCGCCCATTGCGTGTGCTTTACCGTCTTGCCCGGCCCGAAGTAGTTGGCAGGCAGGAAGGCGAAGTTGGTCGTCGCGGCGGGCGAGCAGACGGCTGTCGTGATCGTGACCGCCGTCGGGTCAGCGATCAGGAACGGCTGCCGCAGGTCGCGGTAGTAGATCCCGTCAGCCATCTCGAACCAGCCGCCGCCGAGCTTCATGCGCTCGCTGGCGTCGAGGAACTGAACAGCCGAAAGGACGCGGTCGTCGCGCATCGCCCGCTCGGTGATGAACGCCGCCGGGTCGGTGATTGCACGGCTGTACCGGGGTCGGCGTCCGAGCAGGGAGTTGAGATTGCGCTTCACGTCGTCCTCCTAGTTGGCGTAGATCGCCTTGAAGGTGTAAGCGATCGAATCGCCCGACGCGAGCCCGATGCCGACGAAATCACCCTTGAGAAAGAGATTGCCGCCCGAGGCCGCGTCGAAGAGTCCCGAACAGGTCACTGTGCCGGCGCCCGTCGCGGTGCGAGTTCCAGTGACCTGGTAGGTGTCATTCGTGACCGTCGTCGTCACACGCGAGCTTGCGCCGACCGTGTGATCGGTTCCGGCAGAGGTTGTGAGGTCGACGAGCTTCTCTACCGTCGTCGGGCCCATTCCCGTATCCGTCCTCAGGGTTGCCGTCTGTGTCCCTGTCCCCCAGCCGATGTTCACAGGCTCTGTGCCCGCGCCCTTGATTCGGTTGGTCGTGATGTCAAGCCCGGCGTTCACGACGAAGGTCGCCATCTCAGCCCGCCTTGATCCGCTGTCGGTTGCGCCAGTTCGCGCGCTTGATCAGGAACCAGGGCCGTAGCTTTCGCAGCGAGAAGCGCCCCCAGGCTGTCGAGGTCACGGTGCCAAAGTTGTCGATCGTGCCATCTGCGCGGATGACCTGGATGCCGATCTCGTAGCGGACATTAACATGGCCCGCGAACATCGAGGATGCAGACGGGACAGCGACGGCAGGTTCACTCATCGCTGCGCCTATCGGCCGCGTCTAGCTGTACTCGACGACGAACAGGCTCGGGGCGCCGTAGTCTGAGTTCGCGCCGATCCCGAGGGTGACCGTCTTGATGCGGTAGCCCGGACCCAGCACGAGATCGGCCGGCAGGGGGGCCGTCGAGTGAACGTTCGTCGTCGCACCGATCTGAGCGGTCAACGTGTGGCCCGGAGCCCAGGTGTAGCGGCAGGTCGTCGAGGCCGCCTGCGCGGCGGAGGAGCCGAAGCTCTCGAAGATGACGTCCGTGCCGTCGTCGAGTTGAAGGATGGGCTGCGGCGTCTGGGTGATCCCCTGGACGAGCGCAACGCTGACCGCGATGAGCTTCCAGAACTTGCCCGCCGGCACCGTCTCGGAGAGCTCGGTGTTCGCCGCGACGTTCGTCCCGTTGAGCTGGACGAGAGCTCCGATCGAAGTCTGAGGAACGCCGTCGATCATCGCTCGCGCCTATCGGCCTCTGAGCGCACCTCACGGTCGCTCCCGCGGAGCCGATGCCTAGCCGCCAGGCGCCGCGATGGACGATCTGTCTTGAGCGTCTGCGGAGTAGGATGAAGGGGACACCTTTCGGCGCCCCCTTCGTCCTTGGTCTTCTCGGTCAAGCTGCCTCTTCGTCCTCGGACGCTGCCTCGTCTTCGTCCTCGGCAGGCTTCAGCTTCTTGACACGTGCGATCTCGGCCTTGACGCCGGCCACGAGCGCATCGAGCTGCTTCTTGTCGAGGCGTTCCTTCGTGCCCTCGGCGAGGCTCTTCAGCCGCGCCTCGTAGCCCTCGAGCTCGTGCTCGAGGGCACCGACGTAGGCGTCGACCCGCTCCTTGGTGGCCTCTTCTGCAGTGAACATGTCTGTCTTGTCCTCCTCTCAGGTCTAGAAGGTCGGGAGGATCAAGCCCGAACCACCGATGGTCGCGTTCCCGAGCGGGTACTTCCCGGCCGAGAAGGCCACCTCGCCCCAGATCGCGAGCCGCACCGACTGCGGCGCATTGGACTGCTCGAACGTGAAGCGCCGAGGCATCCCGTCACCGGCGAGCCAGACCCGCAGGTCGGGCATGCGCATGACCAGGATGACGTCCTCGTTCGTGCCGAGGTTCGTCGGGATGTTCGCGTCCGTGACGACCGGCAGGCCTTGGATCTGACCGACGACCGCGCCGTATTCGGGAGCGTTGCCGACTGCGAGCGCGTTGTGCGGCCCGCCTGCATCCGGAATGAACAACGGCCGGTTTGACGAGTCGAGCGCCGCCGTGCCCCAGCCCCAGCGCCGCGGGTGCATCAGGATGCTCGTCGCGGGCGCGAAGCGGCCCGAGGCGATCTGCTGAATTGCGTCCGCGAGCTTGGGGTAGAACTCCGGCACCGTAGGCGTCGCGTCCGTGTACGTCACAGCCACGATGCCTGCCGTCGAGCGGACGCCGAGCACGGTTCCCGACGTACCGTCCGCATTGATGATCGCGGAGTCGACCTTCGTGAACCAGTCGGCCGTCAGGTCCTCGAAGATCGCCTGCACGACGCCTTCGGAACGCTCGACCGCCTGGCGCGACACGTCTTGCTGCCCGGCGTACTGCCGGATGTTGATCGTCAGCAGCGTGTCGTCCATGTCGGTTTCCTGGACTGCCGCGTTCTCCGAGGCCTGTGCTGCCACCCCAGAGCCCGTCGTGATACGCGAGATGTTCAGCGTCATCCCCGAGGCGGGGAGCTGACGCTGCGGGACTGCCGCTAGGAACGGAGCCCCTGCACGCGCGAGCGGCGCGTACTCGTCGAGCAAGTACTGCGGGACGGTGAGGCCGGCGAAGGCGCCGGTGCCGACGTCGCGCAGCTGCTTTCCGGTCTTCTCGCGGTAGATGTCCTCCTGCTCGCGGTTGTTGCGGATCTGCCGCTCGCGAGCCTCGGGATCGCCGCAGAACGCCGCGTAGGCGTCTCGGACGACGTCGGCCTGCGAGTGCGTGTCCGGCCGGTAGGCGAGCTCCGTGCGCTGACCGCGCGGGGTCGCTCCGGTCACCGCTGCCGAGGCCGGGTTCTCCTCGGCGACGCGCTCGCGTCGCTCCGCGTCGGCGAGGTTGCGCTTTGTGCGCTCGACCTCTTCGGCGGCCTCGTCGAAGGACGTCGCGGCGGTGTCGAACTCCACCCCGAACGCCTCGAGGTCGGTGTCTACCGTCTCGTCGGGCGCTTCCATGACGCGCTTGTGCGCCTCGTCGAGCGCCGTCTTGCGCTCGTGCAGCGTTCGCTTCGCGGCCTCGTACAGCTCGCGAAGCTTTTCGATGTTCATGCGATTCTCCTGGTGAGCGTTTTGTAGGTCGCGTCGACCTGCGCCTTGACGCGGGTCGTGCGTCCCGTCGCCGCTTGGCCCGTCTTCTCAGACGTGACCGCGCTCGCACCCTCAGGCGACTCGCCAGAGTGATGCTGATGGCCCTCGGTGGAAACCGAGTGACCGGGCGCCCCTAGATCCGGGACGCGAAGTGATGCAGCTGCGAAGCTGCGAAGAGTGCTCTCTGTGTACGGGTTCGCGCCCTGGGCAGCGACGCACACGTCGTAGAGGTTCGCGATGCGCTCGATCGTGTAGAGCTCGTCGTCGCGGCCATCGTCGAGCTCGCGGATGACCGCTGACTCCTCGGCGATCGTGAACGCGAACGAGGCTTGAGCGACGACGCCGCGGCGCATCTTCGCGGCCATGCGGACGGCGTCAGGATCCTGCGCGTCGACGCGGGCCTCGAAGCGGAAGCCATGCTCATCGGCGCGAAGCTGGAGTCCGCCGATACCCTCGACGTCGGTCGCAGCGACGGCAGAGGTCATGTCGTGCCCGTGATTCAGGTGGACGAGCTCGTCGCCTGAGCTGACACGCTGCAGGACCTCGTCGAAGGCACCGCGCGCGACACGCTCGCGCATGCGGAACCACTTCCCGTCGTAGAGCGTGTAGGTGTCGTCGAAGGTGGCCGCGTAGCCGGAGACGACCCAGGAACCGTCGCCCGAACCTGTCGGGTCGGAGACGCGAAGCTGGCTGATCGGAGAGACCGCGAGGCGGAAGAGGTCAGCGCGAGAAGCTGCGACGACAGACATCGCCCGCGCCTATCGGCCGGGCTACTGCGCTGCGGTGTCCATCGCTCCCGCGTCGGCCGGCATATTCGGGTTTTGCATGCCCCCCACGGGAACAACTTGCGGGATTTGTCCCGCACCGTCCGGCAGTGGAGGCAGCCCCAGTTCTGCGCGGGCCTCGTCGGGCAAGAGAATCCCCGACTGCACCTCGGTGACGAGCATCCGCGACTCGGTGATCGCATCGCTGCGAACGCGCTTCCAGTCGAACATCGGATAGTCGCGGGCCCCCGGACCGAAGAAGCTCGGATCGGACTGGATCGTGCCCTCGATTCGCATCCGACGCCCCTCGAGCCCGTAGCGCGTCCAGCGATCCTCCTCGTGCTCGGGCGTGATCGGCTTGTCATCGCCCGCTGTCGCCGCCCAGAGCAGAGACGGTGGCACTCCGAGAATTCGCCCGACGTCGTAGATCGAGAAGGCCTGGGACTCGACGAACTGAGCATCCTGGAGCGAGAGCCCAATCGTCTCGATCCGCGGGTCGCCGCCGAAGACCTTGACCTGCGAGCCCTCCTCGAGCGTCGACTCGGAGCCGATATAGACGTCGCGCCAGTGCTTCGCCTGCTCCTCGGTCACCTTCTCGGGGAAGACGACGGCAACCGTCTTCGCGAGCCCCTTCGTGTATTGCTTCTCCTCGGCTTTCGTCTTCGCGAGCGACGTTGCCCAGGTGCGTCGGTGCTCCTCGATCGGCGAAGGGGCGAGCAGGCTTCCGGGAGACGAGAAGCCCACGCGGAAGTGCAGTACCTCGGCCGAGGTCAGCCAGTCCGTCCACTTGCCCGTCTCGAGCGTGATCCTGTACTCGGCGCGGTGTAGATCCTTGTTCCAGCGCACGTCGACGAGGTCGGGATGCACGACGTAGATATCGCTTACGCGGTTACCGTCCGAGGTCTTCAGCCAGTAGGCGTTCGAGCGCGCGGTCAGCGAGGCCTCGGTGCATTCCCAGGCGTAGAACCAGGAGTAACGCTCGTTCGGCTGCCCCGCGAAGAAGCGCGCCTGCCAACTTCCGGTGACGCGCCGGCGATCGGCATCCTCGCCGCGCCAGACGCGCAGGCGGTGCTTGGCGATCGCCTCGGAGGCGATGCGGATCGCCTGCTTCCAGGCGGGAAGGCCGGCGACCTCCTTCGCGTTGACGACAGTCTCCGAGCCGGAGCGTGATAGTCCCTCGGCTTTCAGGAACGCTCCGAGGTTCGCGTCGCGCGACTGGATCGCGACGTTGCCATGCCTGCCCCGGACGATCATCCGAGGATTTGGAGGTAGAGGACTCTTTCGCGCGGGATCCACGCCTCGCCCTCGAGCGAGAATGTCCGATCGGCTGCCTCGAGCTGCTCGGGTGCAGCGAGGCGGTAGTGGCCGGCGGCCATGCCAATCCAGATCCCTTCGAGCGAGCGTTCCTCGTCCTTCAGATGAAGCCTGACCCGGCGCTTGCGAAGGAAGAGAGCCATCCGCCGCGCCTATCGGCCGTTGAGCGCCTATCGGCCTACCAGGACGCCGCCCACGGCTCGCTCGGCGGAGCGAAGACCGCAGCGTGCGTGTTCACCATCGCCGCTGCAGTGAGCGCGTCGATGAGGATCCGCCGGGAGTCCTTGCGCTTGCGCAGCGTCCGCGGGCGGTCGAAGCGGTGCTTGTCATTCGGGAGTCGCGCGCGAATCGCCGACAGGACGTGCCGGCGGAACTGTGGATCGCCCGAGTGCCGGATCTTGCGCTCGCGAAGCGCCTCCATGAAATGCTCGTAGTCCTCGGCAGCGAAGGAGTTCGATTGCGAGCGGGTCACGACGAGGCAACCGAGCTCGTTCGAGAACCACTGCGCGACGTCTTGAGCCTTACTCGGATCCATGACGACGACCTCGATCGGATTGCGCCCGTGCAGCAGGAGCACTTCAGCCTTGATCTCATTGAGGTCGATCATTACGCCGGCACCGGGAGGCTCGAGGATGATCGGATCCCCCAAAATCCGCAGATCCGGCGCCTTGGGCCAGAGAGGGACGATCGCCGTCGAGTCCTCGAGCCAGGCGAAGTCCGCGCCGACCATGATCGCCACACCAGCCGGGATGGCCTCACCAGTCGCGCAGGCATCCCAGAGCGCCTCGGGTATTGCCGTATCGCTCGAGCGCGAGGCGATGTTGCAAGTCAGCCTGAGCCAGTCCTCGCCGAAGTCGAGCGTCGGGGATTTGAGCTTCTCGTCAAGCCCCTCGAGATCGATCGTCGAGAGCGGGTTCGCCTGCTTCACGATCGCGAGATCGCGTGCCTGCTCGACGTTCGGCACCATCCACTCGTGGTAGATGATGTTCCGCCCGACGGCGCGGAGGTGGCAGCCGTTCCGCTCACGCAACGTCGCCTGCTCGCGGATCGCCGCTCGAACATCCTCGAACTCGGAGTCGGGCTCGCCGGCGGTCGAGACCGCGACGATGCCGCCCCGGCGCTTGGAGTACTTCCCCGTCCAGAGCCGGTAGAGCCGCAGGTCGGGGTGGCGGTGGAGCTCGTCGACGTAGGCGCGGGGGAACGGGATCACGCCGTCGCCCGTGTTCGGATCCCACGGGTACACACGGATTCCGAAGCCGCCTCCCGGACAGCGGATCTCGCGGTAGCCGCGGAAGATGCGGAAACGTGTCTGGAGCGACGGTGACTGCTCGATGAAGTTCGCTGCCTGGCCGAACATGATGTTCGCCTGGTCGCGCGAAGCGGCGCCGATCGGGATCCACGGCTTGGGTGCGTGATCGCCGTCGTACACCGCGAGTCCGGCCATCAGCGTCGTCTTCGCGTTGCCCTCCGGCACGATCCCCCAGAACTCGCGCGGAGCAGAGAGCACGTCCTCGGCGATCTCGCACTGGAACCCCTCCGGCACCCACTCGGAGCCGTCCTCGAGGCGGAGCTCGTTCGCGTCAGTCCACCACAGGAAGTGCTCGAGCGTGAAGGGGACGAGCTTGGCGCTGCGCTTGCGCGCTGCAGTGGTCACCATCAGCGTCGACCTCCGTCGACCTGCCCGTGACAGCTCCGGCACGCTGCCCGCGTGTCTTCGATCCGCGCCCGAGAGTGATCCCCGCCGCCGATCAGGTCGACCGTCGTCGCCTCACCCGTGCAGCCCTCGAGTCCGATCTCGCACAGCCCCTCCGCGATGATGATCCTCCGCGCAGCGATGCGCCGCCAGTGGGCCGTATTGCGCCCGAGTCGCACGTTGTTGGCCGATCGCCGCGCGGCGTCTCGCGCGCCCGTCTCAGCGCAGCACTTCGGACAGCGCTCGCCGGCGGGGATGATCGTTCGGTGACGGTTGCAGGTGGTCGCGATCGGCATCAGAGCGAGATCGGCCCCTGCGGCATCGCCTTCGCGACTGCGATTCCGCCCGTGAGTTGACGGATGAGCTCCTCGCGTGCCTCGTCTGAGAGCGGGACGCGGATCAGGTGCAGGTGCGCCGGCTGCTGCTCGACGAACTCGATGATCCACTCGGATCGGGTCTTGACGCCGCCAGCCCCACCGCTGAAGACCGGGTTGCCCTGCTCATCGGTGACCGGAACCTCGCGCTGACCGACGCCGAAGCGGTAGCCCTGCAGCTCCTCGGTGATGACTCGCGGCATCAGGCTGCCACCTCCTCGAGCTCGGAGCGGGCGGCTCGCTCGAGCACGCCCATCGCCCACTCCTTCGGATCCATTCCTCGCCTCTCGGCTGCTCGCACACACAGGTCGTGAAGCTCGCCGACTGCGCGAACCGAGAGCGCCGGGACCGGGACCCGATCGAACGCCTCTCCCAGCGCGAGCTGCATCTGCCGGCGTGTCCAGCCCTGGCGCTCGAACTCGTCCAGCCAGCTCTCCTGCTCGGGCACATCGAAACCCGCGACGAGCTCGTGCGCCTCAAACGAGAGCTGCCCCCGCCGGCGCTCGGACGGGAACGAGCGTGCGACGCGTGCGCTCGCCCCGATCAGCCGCGAGCGGGCATCGAGCTCGTCGATCGCGGGGTGGTAGTCACGCGAGAAGCGCTCGCCGTACACGCGCCAGTCACCGATCGACCAGAGCGCGCGATCAGCTGTCTCGAGGAGCCGCTCGCCGAGCCTGCGCCAGTCGTTGAACGGGAGCTCAGTCGTGATCTCGAGCCCGTCTCGGCGCGAGACGATCCCGGCGCCGAGATCGGTCGTTCTGGGTTCGATCGCTGTCGTCCGATGCTTCCGATAGGTTTTCATAGTCGGTTGTCGATGAAACGTCCCGTGAGCGGCCTCCTCAGTGGGGCCGTTCGCGGTTCGGGGGGTACGGCATCCGAAAGGACGCTCATGCGGTTACCTCCTCTGCGGCGTGCAATTCCATGTGGCATGGGGAACAGAGCCACGTCACATCGAGCCGGCGCTCGTAGTCGTCGTGGTGGGCTTGGGGACGGCAGACAATGCCGCAGTGCTCGCACGAACCTGGACGCGTGAGCTTCCCGATCTTGATGGCGCGATAGACCGCGTCGTGCGCGTGCTTCTTCTCAGGATTGGCGGCGCGCCAGGCTGCTACCTCGCGCCGTGTACCCTGCCCCGCGCGCTTACGCCGTCCGGGGTTCGCTCTGCTCCAGTCGCGGTTGTACTGCCGGATGCACTCCGAGCAGAACGAATGCGTCCGCTCGTGTGGTTTCCCGCATCTGCTGCACGTCCTCACCTAAGCTGCCTCCTGTAGCCAGTCGGAGAAGAGGTGCTGGAAGCTGTCGAGGGTGGGCGAAAGCTCGATCCCGTGACGCTCGGCGACCTGGGGAGCAAGGGCGTCTGCGAGGTCGCGGAGTAGCTCGTCGACCACCTGAACGAGGGTGAAGCCGCCGGCGAGCGCGGTCGCGACGTGGCGGAGCGTCCAGGCATCCCGGTCGGACAATCCGCCCGCGTGGTGCTCGGCCACCTCCTCGAGCGCGTGCCCGACATCCGAGGTGCGCTCTGGGAGGACGCCGAACTCGGTGAGCACGAGCGAGCCGTCGGGCTCGAAGCGCGAGTCGCGGATGTGCGTCCTGAGCCAGTCGATGTACGGGCCCTCGGTGAAGCGCCCGCCATGGTAGCCGCGCATCGTCCGAAACGCGTACGTCTCACGAGCGACTCCGCCGGCGCGGTTCGCGTCGTAGTCCCAGTACGCCTGCACCCCGATCGTTAGCAGGTGAACGGCCAGCGAGTCGAACTGGTCGTCGACCAGGTGCGCTCCGCGACTCGACAGCGAATCGTTCGCCGCCTTCCGCGAGAGCTTCTCCAGTCGGATGAACGTCTCGGCGTCCAGATTCTCTCGCGAATGCC